CGCAAATTTGGTATTGATCACATTGTATTTTGCTTAGAAGGTCGTAGCTGGAGGAAGGACTATTACAAACCTTATAAGGCAAATCGTAAACTAGATGAATCCGTTATGACCGATGCGGACATTGAAGAAAACAGGATGTTTTGGGAAACATATGATATGTTTACCAAATTCTTGCGTGAAAAAACTAATGTCAGTGTACTCAGGCATGAGCGGGCTGAGGCTGATGATTTGATTGCCCGTTTTATTCATTTGCATCCTAATGATACGCATTACATTATTTCTTCTGACACTGATTATATTCAACTTATTAATGAAAACGTCAACCAGTACAACGGTATCACTAACCAACTTATCACTACAGAGGGATACCATGACGAGAAAGGAAGGTTGGTTCTAGATAAGAAAACAAAAGAACCTAAACTATTAAGTGATCCACAATTTCATCTGTTTGAAAAATGTATGCGTGGTGACTCTACTGACAACGTATTCAGTGCTTATCCAGGTGTTCGCACTAAAGGCAGTAAGAATAAAATTGGATTGATTGAAGCTTATGCGGATCGTACCAAACAGGGATTCAATTGGAATAACATGATGCTTCAACGTTGGGTAGATCATGAAGGTGTTGAACATCGTGTTAGGGATTGTTATGAACGTAATCGTACCCTAATTGACTTGACCGCACAACCCGAAGATATTAAAACAGAAGTGGATCAGCGTATCAAGGCCGAAGTTCGTATAAATACTACTCCACAAGTTGGTGTGCATTTCATGCGGTTCTGTGGAAAATATGAATTAACTAAAATTAGTGAGCAGGCTGAAACTTATGCTAAATGGCTCAACAATCCTTATAAAGGAAATATTTGTGAACAACGGAGTTTAAATGAATAAATCATTGATTGCCAAAGCGGTAATTAAGAATCAATATTGGGTAGTTACCGACGGTGAGAAAAAAGTTGGTAATGTAACGGCTGAAGAATCAGGGTATAATTTAAAACTAAATGGTAACAATCATTTTTTTAAAACTACCAACGATATTAAAAAGTATACGTTAATTGAATTTGAATCTTTAAAGACAAAAATTAAATCAGACTTACCTTTTTATAACTTTCCAACTCCAGCTAAGTTTTATAATTCTATCTTAGATATTAAACGTAAATTACATTTGTTTACCAAAACTAAAAAAAGCAAATGTTACTATGCGGCTGGCTGGTTCGTTATCAATCAACTTCAAGAAAACGAAGTAGTATTTTGTCCTAAATACATTTTTGTCCAACGGTATAAATATATAGGACCTTTTTTTACTAAAGATGAAGCAGAAAACTTGATAAATACCTTATGATTCAAATTAAAAGGTTTATTGAAAAAGTTTCATTAGTTGAAAGTAAACAGAGCAGAGATGTTGTGATTCCTATCGGGGAAGCTAGAATTTTGCGTGATGAGTTAGCAAGTATCCTTGTTGATCTTTATAATAAAAGTAATGAGAGAAAAGATTCAACAGAAGAAATTAAAATAGAGATTAAGGGCGGCAAGTTTAAATGAGTAGGACTAAACCCAAAGTATTAATGGAGATAGTAGATAAAACTACATATAAGTGTGATCAAATTGTAGAAGCATTTGGTATTTGGGCCGTATTTTACGATAATCAACCTATTAATTTTAAATCACAACATTACTTAGATAATGAAGCCACGCCTAAATACAAAAAAACAAGTTTCTCTAATCCAGGTCATGCTAGAAATTTATGTCGTAGATTAAATTCACAGTTTAAAACAAATTTGTTTACTGTAGTGTTTATGAATTCAGGGACATGCGTTTACCCAGATGACTCCACGTAAATCTATTAAACAGTATATTACAGAGGCTGTTCTAGCAGAAATACCTAAACACTTGTTTAATGATAGTGAGTTGCCAATAGACCAACTTATATTTAAATGGTGGTTAACAGGAAGACAAGAAGGTCTTAGACTAAAAGAAGAGGGTTTAGCCGCATTTTTATTAGCAGAAATAGAATATTATGAATATGACTTGCTAGCACCTGCAGGTCGATGGCACGAGTATTTGTTAGAATTAAATAAAAAAATCAAATGTCCGTACTATATTGATGCAAATAGAAAACATCCAACTAGTGGGCTTAACGATAAACCACGCATTAAATTGTTTGATAGTAAAATTGCAATGATGGTTGGTTTATACGGTAGCATTCCAAATTACTTAGAATCTATAAAGGTGAAAAGATGACAGAAGAAGATAAAACCAAAAAACCAAAAATTACTATGCCTCCTAAAAAGAATCAGGCATACAATCAACCTAAAGTTCCTAAGCCAAATACAAAGGGTTTCGGTGGTGCTAGTGTTGTGCGTAGAACAGGTAGAGGTCGTTAATAATAAACACCTTCATTACGCATTCTTTTAATAAATGACAGGTATGAGCTACATATACCATAACACCTAACATGTACTGTACTGAATAGTCCTCGGTCATTTATTTCAGGAAGGAAAAGAATACTGGAAGTACTTATAGGAATAGTTCCTGGAGTAATGATTTGACCACCGCTAGCAGTAGTTGGATTGTTTTCATTGACATTATTAAACCAAAAATAATTTGGATATAGTTTGGCTGGTTGAGTAACAATCCATTCTTGCATTTCAGTATTGATAGCATTAATCCAAAATCTTTTGGTTTGTAGATATTTCGGAGTTACTTCAATCACAGGCTGTCCAGTTCCAATGTATAATACACCGTTGATACGCCAAACATCAACCATGCAAGAATAACCGGCGTTGAATGCATTTGTAATTTGCTGAGGAGTGTTAGCCTTGTCAAAATTTTGACCATCGAAAACACCTTGATAGGATATGTATAACATCTAGTATTTATGATTATGGGCAAAGAGTTTTTACAAACTGTCAACGGAATCTGTATCTCGCACGTTAATATATATGTAGATGCAAAAATCTACGTTTCATTTTTTATAAAGGAAAACCAAATGAAAACAATCGCTACTTTAATCGCTGGTCTTTTTGCTGTTACCGCTTTTGCTTCTGAGCCTGTTAAGGCACCTGCCGCTGCTCCTGCTGCTGCACCTGCTGCTGCTCCTACTGAGCTTAAGCTTCCTGCTAAGGCCCCTGCTGCTGCACCTGCTAAAGTGGATGCAGTGACCAAGCAGGACAAGAACGACGTGGCCAAGCCTGCAAAAAGTGAAGACAAGGCTCCTGCCAAAGCAGACGCAAAGGCTGTTGCGCCAGCTACCTCGACCACAGCTAAGTAATCTTTGTTTTGATGATGACGGTGACGGTACCACTGTTGAAGACTTAGACTTACATGCAGGTTACCGTCGTGACATTATTTCACCAAAAAAGATAGTACAACCTGAGTTTAATGATTATATTAAATCTAGGTTAGTATTATCTAGGTACTTAGCACTTAGAAAGTACGACGAAAAATGGGGATAATTATCCCCATTTTTTAGCACACAAAATGCTGCATTGCAAAAAATTAGGACTAAATACATCAGTAATAATCATAAGTTATTACTAAACAAAAGGAGAACATACAATGTTTATATTATTTGAGAAATTCATGAACTTGCTAAATCGGTTCACTACACATAAAACAGACCTAGAAAGATTTATTGCTGCCCACAATCCACAACACGGTGGAGATGTAGATAATCTTATTCGCCAATATACATATGGTAAAAGAGGATTTGTATAATGAAATATATCCGTAAATTTTATGAATGGCTAGCTGTTTGGAGCGAAGTTGTCTATGAATATCGTAAGCGCAATAATATTCATCATTACTATTAAAATGGACATGTTAAACTTCATCATGGCATTGTGTTATTTTTTAAAGTTTGACCCTAAAAACTTTGAGGTCCATCCGTAATGTGGCCCGTTACAGATGAAGAATGGGAAGAATTAAATTTCCCTGAGAAATTTAAATAAGATAAATATTATAATATGATTAATCCACTACTTCCATGGTTCAAGCCCACAATTAATGCAGCATTTTTTATTGATGCATTTCAAGGTGTCAAGCGTGATTTAACTGACAAGATAATTACAGATCCCACACTAAATCGTGCTGCTCATAATTATATCAATAGTCAAACAGAATTTGCCAAGATGCTGACTGATAATGCAGTTGATCTTGCCCACTATTCTATGGATTGTATTTCAGAGAGGTACTTTCCAAAGAAAGACTAATCCACTTTACGGATTGACATTACACACACATAGGAGAAATAAAATGTCAGACTACACACCAAAACTTCCCGAAGTTAAATTCAACAAGAACGGATATGAAATCCGCACAGAAATCCTCGATATGGCCAAAAGCCTTATGATGGAGGAATACCACGCTAAATTCCACGGTTGGGAAATCTCGGCACAGCGTGATGAAAAATCAGGACAGGTTGTTACTACAATTGGCATGCCACAGTTTCCTGGACTTGAACAGGTGCTAGCCACAGCAGAAAAAATGTACGGCTTTGTTAACGCAGGTATCAAGAAGTAAGAGTTCACTACCCAACGCCCCCGAAAGGGGGTATTTTTTTGGCTTGACAATAATTGGGCTTGGCTATACAATAGAATCTTAGACAGTTAAACAACGGAGAGCAGAAATGGTAACAATTCAGGACATCAATTCTACTATTATCGCCGGTTCTTTCACAAACGAACAACTGGATTCCATTGCAATGGCAATCAAGTTTGCCCGCAATCAACTAGCCGCAAAGGCAAAGTTTACCTTGGTTAAGGGTACTAATGTCAAGTTTACATCTAGCCGTACCGGTCAAACTGTGCTTGGTACCGTTGAAAAGGTAAATCGAAAGTTCATAATTGTGCGTGAAAACGGTAAGGCATTCAGTACTTGGCGTGTCCCTGCTAACATGCTTGAAGCCGCTTGATTGCCCAGCCCAAAATTTGACAATAATTGGATTCCTCTGTATAATAGATTCATACACTGAGAAAACGGAGAAACAAATGGCTTATATTGATCAGGAACGTAAAGCGAAATTGGCCCCCACAATCAAGGCAATCTTGACCAAGTATGGTGTCAAGGGTTCGCTAAGTGTTCGTAATCACAGCACCTTGGTTTTGACCCTGAAGTCGGGAAAAATTGATTTCATCGCCAACAGCAACCAAGTGTGTGGCAATGATTTTTACCAAGTTTCACGTGGTTTCAAGCCAAACACCTCAGGCTACTGTGATGTTAACCCCTACTGGTACAAGGATCACTATGACGGCGTTGCATTGTCCTTTCTCAAGGAAGTGATTGTAGCTATGAACGATGGCAACTATGATAATTCAGATATCCAATCTGATTATTTTTCAGTAGGCTGGTACATTGATGTTAACGTTGGTAAGTGGGATAAGCCTTACACCGTCGAAGCCTAATCAGGCATACAAGGAGAACACCGTGGGTTACAAAGTTTTGGCAGACAAGTTTCAGATGGACGAGATGCGTACCAAATACGGCCCACGTAAGGGCTTGGAAGGTCCGTTCAACTTCTCGGGTCGGGTTCTGTATTATGATACGAAGGAGGGTCAGTACTATGATCCTCAGTCGGACTTCTACGTGGAACAAGCTGAGATGGATCTGATTCACAATCAACTGATTGCCAAACTTTGACAATAAATGGATTTGGGTGTATAATGTACTCATACACTGAGAAAACAGGAGCAGATATGAAAATCGTCATCAACACTCAAATCCGCGAAAACTACGGTTCGGCCCTCACCCCCTACTGGAAGTTCAAGGGCGGGGACGTTTACATTGTCCCTAACCTCACCCCTGCGCAGGTCCTTAAGGTCAAGGAGTCGGGTATTCCTACTCTGACGGCCCTGATCGAAACCCGTAACGCAGGTTTCGAGGAGTATGTGGTTGACTGGTACATCGCCGATGACGGTGACAAGGCCTGTCAAGAGTGGGAGACCCCGTTTGAACTCCGTTATGTTGGTCTCAAGTGGGTCGCTAGCCGTGTCATTGATAACGACGGCTATATGCGCCGTGAGGTTGTCAGCAAAACCGAGCAGTATGATATGTTACCCGGTGGTGAGCGCGATAACTACAGTACGGTGTTTATGATGCGTAACGGCGACATTGTTCCTGGTACGATGATTAATGAATATTTGACAAAGGCCGCTTAGGGTAGGTATTTAATAATGAAAACAGCTTTTTATGTTCATTGTGCCGAGTGTCAGGAACGGCATTATGTGGATGAGGTAGAATTCCTTGATGTTGAGGAAGATTATATGGGCAGAGATATTATGCATTTTGTGTGCCCTAAAACACAGGAAGAATCCAAATCACTGGTATACAAAGAATGAGCATTAAACTTTCCCCATATCAAAGGGCAGCATTACGTCTAATGCGCGGGAAACCCAAACCTAAACCCTTTGGTAAACTCATTGACGGTAAGTTTCTTACTGGAACTAAAAGCCTACACCGAACTAAACAAGGCCGCGCTTGGAACACGTTTTGGCGAATCAAACTCCATGTTGCATGGTATAACGGAGTAGAAAAATGAGGTTTAGCCTTACGGAACTGTTCTCTTGGATGCCGATTCTGATCGCCGGCTTCATGGTATTTTTTATAGTCTGTGCAGGTGTTGCGAAAATCATACAACTGTTCACAGGTTGACAATAAATCACTTTGGGCGTATAATAGAATCTTAGACAGTTAGATAGCGGAGTACGAAATGGTAACACAGACACAATACAATAACGCGGCAAACTTCTTTAGACTGTTTGCGGCCGACACTTTTTCAATGGAAATGTCGGATGAGACTACAGGAAATTGGGAAGGCTACATTGGTGTCGGCGGTGAGTTGGTTCAGGCTGCGGGCTACGATGCTGACACCGGCGAAGGCTGGTACGACGATACACTGATTTGACAATAAATGGGTTTGGGTTTATAATATATACATACACTGAGAAAACGGAGTAACAAATGGCTCGCTATCAACGCCCAGTTCTGAATCTTGACGCTGACACTGTTTGGTCGGCTGCTTGTGCGGCTCAACGAATCAATGGTGAATATGTCAAGGCTGCTACCTCTTATGTGACTAACGAGGACATTCTTCCCGAGTCTGAGCAGACTCCTCCTAAAGAAATCAACCGCGATATTATCAACCGTTTGGTTGCCGATCCTAGTCTGATCACCGATGCTGACCGTGTTCAGGCTGAAGCTGTTCGCAAGTACTACAAAGCATTTACTTTCAAAATCCTCCAAGGCAAGATGTTGTCGGAGTTTGATAACAATGCAATGGTTATCGCTAACCGTGATGTTATCGAAGCCACGTATGATGTTGCGGTGATCGCAAGTCTCCCTGCTTCATATGAGCGGGCTGTCAAGCGTGACACACTTAACCGTAAGATTGAAAGTGCATCGGGCGGGTTTGTTGGTCGTGTTGGTGATAAGGTCAATCTCAGGGTTGAGGTTGTTCGTAGTGTGTTCAGTCAGCAGTGGAACGTTTACTTTATCACTGGTATAACTAGCGATGATCAGCCGGTGTTCTTCAGCTATCGTGAAGCTATCCCAAATGGCAAGTCAATTGTTGCTCAGGGAACTGTTAAGGCTCACCGTGATAATACCACTCAACTCAACCGTGTGAAGGTGTCATAATGACTAATTTTATTGCAGGAACTATTTTTGGTATTATTGTCGCTACTGTTGGATTTAGCGGTATCAGCAAAATTCTCGACGGTGGAGTAAATAAGGTAAAAGAGGTTGTGCAAGAAAAGGCGCAGTGAATTTTAAACGCAGACAAGTAGAGAATAAAATGGGTCTTGATATGTATGCTTATGTTGGTCGTGAGGGCCAATACCGAGATCACTATTATAATGATGAGGTCGAAGTTCCCAAGCCGCGTGAAATTGCATATTGGCGTAAACATCCCAATCTTCATGGTTGGATGGAGAAACTTTGGGTTAGTAAAGGCATGCCTGGTACAGGAGACAAGAATGCCAGTTTCAATGGCATTGAACTTGAACTGACCTGGGAAGATGTTGACAACCTTGAGCGGGCGGTCAAGCATAGTATGCTTCCTTCTACTCAGGGATTTTTCTTTGGAAACCCTGCAGACGAGGTATATTTTGAACGGGATTTGGAATTCTGTGTCAATGCCAAGACAGAATTATTCCTAGGGTTGAAAGTTTTTTACAATTCAAGTTGGTAATCATGGCAGGCTACAACGCAATACTAGAACTTCGTAGACTGGAATCGGATCTAGATCAAATTGGTCTTATGCTCACCGCCCCTAAACATGGTTGGGGCAGTGACATAGGTGATCGGGCTGGTGTTAAGCCCAAAGATGCTGATAGTGTTCCAATTTACAGCCGTGATGCTGAAGTTATGTGTGGTACACTGAATGAAATTCGTATTTGGTTAAATGGCATTCAATGGGCTCGCAAGTATGACCAAATGTTGTTTGGTCAGAAACATGACAAGAACCGTGAACGCAAAGAACAAGATGAACGTAATCGCCAATTGGTGAGTATTATCACTAAAGGAGAAAAAGAATGAGCGCAAGTTGGATTCATAAACTGAATGAGAGTGATAGTCGCCTGTATAAAGAAGATGTTATTAGCCAGGCCCTTGAGGCAAGTGTCCTAGGTAGTACCAATGCTATCAATTTCTTGACCTTTACTAAGGCTTGTTATAATCCATATGCCACATATGGTGTTAAACAGATTCCTAATACTGAGGGAATTGTAGATGCTGAAAATCCTTGGGAAGATTTTAATAATTTGTTGTCTTTATTAAGTCAACGAAAATTGACTGGCAATGCTGCTAGGGATGCTATTGAAGATATGAGCCTTAGATTTGATAGCGAAGAATGGAATACATTTTGCGCTCCTGTACTTAGGCGTGATCTCCGTGCAGGTGTTTCAGAAAAAACGATTAACAAAATCTGTAAGAAAACAGATTATGAAATCCCTGTATTTGGTTGCCAACTCGCTACAAATAGCGAGGGTCGACCTGAGATGAAAGGTATCAAACGCCTTGAGCCTAAATTAGATGGTGTGCGTGTATTGATGATGGTCATGCTAAATGACGATGGCAATGCAGTTTTTTCGTATAGCCGTAATGGTAAATTGTTTGAGAACTTTACTCACATTGAACAACAAATCAGTGATTACCTAACAAAATTAGTTAGGCATAACCGCTCATTGATGAAAGGTTTCGTACTTGACGGTGAGGTTATTGGAAATTCATTCCAAGAATTAATGAGACAGGCTCGGCGTAAAGAAAATGTGCAGGCTACTGATTCAGTATTCAACATTTTTGACATTATTCCAATTGATGATTTTCGTCGAGGATATTGGAACGCCCCGCTTGAAAAGCGTATTGAAATTCTAGAATACATGCGTCCTGTAATTGATGTATTGCCCAATGTAGAGTTGCTACCACATATCATGGTAGACCTTGATACGGCTGAAGGCAAAGACCAACTTATGCGTTATGCTAAGGATCAAGTCAATGCAGGATTTGAAGGCATTATGATTAAGGATGTTGGTGCTCCATATGAATGTAAGCGTAACACATTTTGGATGAAGTGGAAGCCAACTATTACGGTTGACTTAGAGGTTATTGGTCTTGAAGAAGGCACTGGACGAAATGAAGGACGTCTTGGAGCACTGGTTTGCTCAGGCGTGGATGATGGGAAATTTATCACAGTCAATGTTGGTAGTGGTTTTAGCGACGGTGATAGAGATGATTATTGGACTAATCGCAATTTTATCATTGGTCGCACTTGTGAAATCTTGTGTGATGTAATTTCACAAAACCAAGATGGTACATATAGTTTGCGTTTCCCGCGCTTTGTTCGGTTTAGGGATGATAAATGAGTAAAGAAGCTATGCGTGAGGCTCTAGAAGCATTAGAGTGGATGCGTGTGGCTTTCAAGCCCAACACACAAGGGCGCCAAGTTGCTGATTCGGCAATAGAAGCATTGAAAACAGCACTTGGTCATGAGGTTTTGGAATTTGATGTACTTGACAAATACGATAAAGTAATTTACAATACAGGAAACACTAAAGGGGATTTAAAATGGTAACACTAGTTAAACATGAATGGCATCAAGTTGATTCACAATTTGCCTTTGAGTTAGACTCTGATACACTCAGCGAAATTTATCCTGAGTTAGAGGAAGAAGAAATTCAAGCAATGATGGAGAAGATTGAAGCCGGCGAAGTTAGCGTTGAAGAAATTGTTAACGAAGCATGGGACAATGATGTAGAGATTGAATGGGAACGCCAGTATGATGATTGGTGGACCGATCGTAAGGGCGGGTATGATATTACCTATGAACTAGGTAGCGAAAAAAGTTGGCATACTACTCCTGAAGAACCGCCTGATACAACCAAATGTACTAAGTGTCGTTGGACTGGCAAAAACTACAATACACGCACTCAACACCATCGTGCCGATGGAACTGTAATTGAAGATTATTACGCTACTGAAGAAGTGTCGGACCATACCACTGATGTATGTCCAATGTGTGACAGTCCAGTTGAATTGACGGAAGCAGGTGTTCTTGAAGAAGAAAAACGTAAAGAGCAGAAAGCGAAATGGGCCAAAGCTCGGGAAGAAAAAGAAATGGCTATTGAAGCAGAAGAGATTGATATTGACGGTGGTTTGAGTGCTGTTAACGAACAAGAAGAAATCACTGATGAAGAAGAATTAGTAGCACCGGAGTGGCCATTTCCCAAAGTTGAAAAACTTCCTAACTATCCTGCAGGTGATTATACTATCCGTATTTGGGGTCGTACCCGTGAGATTGGTGTAGGTACTATCTCTAAAGAACAGTATGAACACTGGAGTGATTCAGACCATGAGGATGATCTTAGTGATGCACTAAATGAAAGTTATGACTATGATGATGAAAACGAAACTCCTGAAAATGCTCGGTTTAATCATGCCTACTATGAATACCAAGATGTAAAATCATTTTGGGGATTTGATGAAGATGATACTCACATGACTATCACCAATAGTGAAAATGAGGAAATCTATTCAGGTACTCTAGAAGATTTTATTTATGAAGCACACGGTAATGACTTTTCACGTTGGGACGCTACTGAGGAAGAAGAAGAATTGTATCCTGAACACTTGGATAAAGGTTACTTTGTAATGTGGACTCAAGGTGGTAAGGGCAGTTGTATTCAAACTTCAATTGATACTGAAGGAGAAGAATTTGATCCACGCAAACTAGGTTATAAAACCTGGGACATTCAAGGAAGTTCTGTAGTTCATCGTTTGATGTACGATGGTTATGAACTTGAAGATGAGGGTATGGACTCACATAAAGATAACTGGCGTGGGCAATGGAGCGAATTCTCAGTTCATCACAATGAATGATTTAGTAGGTAAGTCATACGTATTTGAAGATGGCAATAGCATTACCATAGCGCAAATTAAAAAACGTGATGGTAATCGCTATTGGGTCACCTATCAAATACAACAGGGACCCGGAATACCACAGCGATTGGTAATGACAATAGATGAATTCATTGACACATATGGCTATCTGTTTGATTTAGATAGCAGTGATATTCCTCCCCAACCAGATGACTAAATATATCTATGGCTATAAGAAAGTTATTCACTCTCACCAATCTTACTTTAATCACAGCATTAGCATTAAGTACGATAGCGGCTTGGTATAGTATTCTAGGATTAACAGCAATCTTTGCGGCTGCTGTTATTCCCATTATTATAATGGGCGGAGCACTAGAAATATCAAAAGTGGTGACCACTGTTTGGTTGCACAAATATTGGCCCAAAGTCAAATGGACTATGCGTGTCTATCTTGTAGCCGCAGTGATAGCACTTGCTTTCTTGACCAGTATGGGAATCTTTGGATTCTTAAGTAAAGCACACAGTGATCAGGGCCTAGTATCAGGTGATGTGGCTGCTAAAATTGCAGTCTATGATGAAAAGATTAAAACAGCAAGGGAAAATATAGATGTCAACCGCAAGGCGCTTAAACAGCTTGATGAGTCAGTGGATCAAGTTATGGGTCGAAGTTCGGATGAGAAAGGTGCCGATAAAGCCGTGGCTCTACGTAGGAATCAACAAAAAGAGCGTGGGCGTCTCCTTGCTGAAATTGAAGCCGAACAGAAAAAGATTAGTAGTATTAATGAAGAGAGGGCACCCATTGCTGCCGAGGTCCGTAAAGTAGAAGCTGAAGTTGGACCAATCAAATACATAGCTGCGGTTATCTATGGAGATAATCCTGATGCCAATTTACTTGAACGTGCGGTACGTTGGGTAATAATTCTTATTATAAGTGTGTTTGATCCATTAGCACTAACACTAGTACTAGCGGCAAATGGTAGTAGAGAGTGGGACAAAGAAGAACCTAAGCTAGAAGAAAAACCCAAAGAAGAACCGCAATATGAACCAGATTCTGGGCCCTTAACAGAAGAGCAAATAGAACAGATAGAAGAAACGGTAGAGAAACCAAAAATAGATGAATATGCTTATTTGAAAAAACCTTGGGTATGGTTTAAATCTGGTTCTATGGTAGGATTAGTTTCCAAACCTGAAGAAAAAATTGAGAAACCACCTGAAGAAATTTCCTGTTTCAAATGTGGTACGACTTTAATGAATGCGCCAGGTATTGGATTGTTCTGTCCAAATCTAAAGTGTGATGTCAGAGATGGTCCTTTTGAAGAAGAGCCAGTTGAACCGAAACCAGAACCTCGAATAGAAACGAAAGAAATTCAAACTGAAAATGTAACTTCTGTTACACCTTATACGGACATTGGTGGTGGATATGTGTCGTATGAAGGGAAATCTGTGCAGATAGATGCACTTAAACAATTGAATCCAAAATTGTTTATGGTCGGCGCGGATGGTCAAGGATCGGATAAAAAAGGATTTGGTACAGAATTTCCCAAGATAGCCAAGAAAGGAGAAGTCTTTGTACGAGTAGATGTTCTACCAAACCGAGTGTATAAATTTGACGGATCAAGATGGATCGAGATCAGCAAAACGCAATCTAATACGTATCTGTATGATGAGCAATATGTCCAGTATCTTATATCCAAAGTTGATTCGGGTGAGTATGATATTGATCTACTCTCCGAAAACGAAAAAAATCAGATAGAAATTTACCTAAAAAATCAAGAAGTTTGACAAATAATCGACATTGTGTTATTATATACACATAGTCTTCACTATTTAGGAACTTAAATGAACCAAAAATTTATCGCAGTTGCAATCGCTATGGCATTGTCTGGATGTTCATCATTGGGTTCAGGCATTGACGCTGAACCAATTCAAGCTATTTCTTCGCAAAAGCTCAGTTCTTCATTCAAACGCCAAGGTATTAAGATTGAATGGGGTTGCATTTGGGGCACTGGGATCACACAATATACTTGTATCAAGACCGATGTTAAGGCAATTGAGGTGACTGGATATGCCCCTTCTTTTGGCAACACTGAGGTGATGCGTGAGCAAGCCTTTAAAGTTGCCCATGATGCTGCACTAGACAAGTTTATTAGGTTCGTAAAACAAGATATTACATCCAATCGTGTTACGGAAACAATGTCTAGGAACGTTGAAAAGGCAATCGACCAGCGTAAGGCCAAGATTAGTTCACAAGAGGAAGTCACTGCTAGTGATGATGAATTTAAAGATTCAAATCTTGCTTCTAGGTCTAATACCAATGAAACAGTACGCACTGTAGTTGATACAGTACGCACTAATGCACAAGGTATTATCCGTGGTGCAAGGGCTGTTGATGAACGCATTGTTGACCGTCAAACTGTAGCAGTGGTTATTCGTTGGGATACCGACTCGGACCGAGCATCTAAATTTTTCCAAAAACGCTTTTCTACTAATTAATCATGATTAGGTTTCTTGTGGTAGTGGCATGTTTAATGCTAACCGCTTGTGCCAGTGTACCAAATGGTAGTGATAAGTATATCAGGACTACTGGCACAGGTAATTCTTTTGACGAAGCAAAACAAAAGGCATTTCAACAAGCAATTGAAATTAAAGTAGGGTCATTCATTGACAGTGAGAGACGGTCCTTTAATCAAAAACTAGTCCGCGATGATATCTTGGTATACAGTGCAGGCTATGTAGATGATTTCAAGGTTGTCTCTCAAAATACACTGGGCAATAAAGTTGTTGTGACAGTAGATGTTCTAGTTGCATCAAGCAAACTGTCCAATCGCATTATCTCGCAAGGGAAAAGTGCTGGGGTATTTGAAAATAGGCAGCACGTTACACAGTACCAAACTTATTTGCAAAATAGACAAAACGGAGACAAACTATTAGACGCCGTCCTTAATGATTATCCGCAACGGGCATACGATATTGCACAACACCCGTATTACCTTAAAGTTGATGCAGACAGAAGGCCTTACCTATACATTCCCTATACTATCAAATGGAATTTTAATTACATAGAATCTTTTAGGGCTATGCTTGATGTATTGGCAGATGGTGATACAAGTTTTCTTGCAAAATCACCAGGTAATGTTTGGATTATGGCAAAAGACCCTAAAGATTTTATTTTAGGAAAAACCACGCATCATAGATTTAACGACATTATTAAAATGGACAAAATGACAGAAACAATTAGTCATTTAAGGAGAGTATCAATTAGATTAAAAATTTATAGTCTACAAGGCGCCGTAGAGGTCGATAAATGCTATATTCCAAGATTTGATGATCCAAAAAGTAAAGCTGGCAATGCTTTCTATTATGCTGACAATGCCAATTACAAATTACCTACGATTGGCATTGAGTTTCAGGGCAATAGAACGGAAACTTCTAATATTGTGTTGCCCCTTAATCCTCAAATAGGAACAAGGGCAGTTGAGATTATCAAGAACATTGAAGTGTCGGTAGTGCCTATTGGCGACTGTAAAAATGAACCAGAGAGTTTACTAAGATAAGTAAAAATATGTCAATAGAAAATAAACTAAACCATTGCTCATTTTGTGGTAATCACAAAGATGTTGTTAAAAAATTAATTGTAGGAGATTCTTCTGCAATATGTAGCGATTGCATTGAACTATGCAATGAATTAATTATTGGTGAGAATGAAGATTCTATCATAGAAGCTGACCCTTCTCGTTATGATGCCCTTTCTATTAAAGATTATGTTGATCAATATGTTATTGGTCAGGATAATGCTAAAATGGTATTGAGTGTGGCAATCGCTAATCATTTTAAGCGAATTACATATCCACCTAAAAATTTAGAAATCCAAAAAGGTAATATTCTCCTTATAGGACCAACTGGTTCAGGTAAAACACTTTTGGCAAAAACAGTTGCAAAATACTTAAATGTACCTTTTGTAGTCGCTGATGCTACTAGTCTAACAGAAGCCGGTTACGTAGGCGATGACGTAGAAAGTATGATTACTATGTTATTGAATGCTGCCGGTGGTGATGTAAAATTAGCAGAACGCGGGATCATCTTTATTGAT